TATGTGGTCACAATCTAAGCTTTGACTTAATGTATCTGTTTAAGATAGGTACACACGCCAAAGAGGTTCTACAGAACCACATGATCTGGGATACACAACTAGCTGAATACATTCTTACGGGTCAACGCACTAAGTTCTCTAGCTTAGATGAGTTGTCAGTTAAATATGGACTAGAAGTTAAAGATGATCGCATCAAGAAATACTTTGAAGCTGGTCTAGGTTCTGACAAGATTCCCAAAGAGGAGTTGATTCCTTATCTTGAACAGGACGTATACAACACTCGCATCATTGCTGAGAAGCAATACAAGCAAGCTGTAGCACAGAATCAACTAAAACTTATTCAGTCTCAAATGCTAGCCTTACACGCTACAACAGAGATGATGTTCAACGGCTTACACATTGACAAGGAAGCACTTGATAAGTACACAGTTGAGGTTGTTAACGAGTACGTACAGGTCAAGCTTGACTTGGAAGAGTTAGCTCGTGGATATCTTGAAGATATCAACAGTCCTAAACAGTGGTCACAGTTCTTCTTCGGTGGTACTAAGAAAGTCAAGGTCAAAGAGGAAGTAGGCTTCTATAAGAACGGTAAGCCTAAATTTAAATTGGTAGAAAAAGCAGTTACGTTGCTGCCGTTTATCAAGTACACTCCTGATCCCGACAAAGTATCAGCTAAGACAGGCCAAGTGTCTGTTGACGATGAAGTCCTTAACGACATGTTGTACCATACGCTTGATCTTAAAGCTAAGACGATCATCAACAAGCTGTTGAAGTATCGTGAGTTGTCTAAGCAGCTCTCAACGTATGTACAAGGTCTTAGCAAACACATCATCGTTAAGCACGACGGTGCATCATACATACACGGTAAGTTGAATCACACATCGACTGTTACAGGTCGCTTGTCATCAACAAGCCCCAATCTACAAAACATTAGCAACAACCCTATCAAGCAGATTTTTACATCTCGCTTTCCAGGTGGTCGTATTGTTGAGGTTGACTTCAATCAACTAGAGGTTGTAGCTCTTGCTCACGTTACCAATGACAAACAACTTATCAAAGACATCTCAGGTGGTGCTGACATTCACTCTGAGTTGTACAAGGATATGTTTGGTAGGTATCCAACCAAGGAAGAGCGTAAGCCATTCAAGTCTCGTACGTTCCAATTGATCTACGGTGCTGGTGCTAAGGCTATCAGCAAACAAGCTGGATGCAGCCTAGACGAAGCTAAGAAGTTTATTGATGTGTTCTATGGTCGCTACCCTAGCGTAGCTGTATGGCACACATCATTTGCGGCGCATGTTGAGAAACATGCTCAATACTCCAAAGGAGAGGATGGTTTACTTGATAAGGTACGAAGCTATACGCACGTAACTGAAACAGGTAGGCGGTTCTACTTTCAGGAGTATCACAGTGACAATAGTTGGTCGAGTAGATCGTACAACTTCAGTCCAACTGAACTAAAGAATTATCCAATTCAAGGTTTAGCTACTGGTGATATTGTTCCAATGATGTTGGGCAATATCTTCAAGGTACTCAAGGATTACGATAAAGTCAAGATGGTTAACACCATTCACGACTCAATTATGTTTGATGTACACGAAGATTTCTTAAATGGATTTCTAGAAGTTATTAAGAACATGTTGAGTAGGACTCATGGGTATTTCTTGTATACGTTTGGCACACCACTTGCTCTGAAGCTCAATGCAGGAGCATCTGTTGGTGTTAATTGGTTTAATATTAAAGAAGTCTAATATGACAATGATGACAGGTATCGTAGAATCCGTTTCTACAAAAGACGTAAACACTAAGTTTGGTTTGAAACCTACCTTCTCTATGAAGGTTAATGGCACTTGGGTCAAATGTGGTTTCAAGGATCCTGGTGTTTCGGTTGGCAATCAAGTTGAGTTTGATGGTGTCACTGGTACTTATGGTGTTGAGACTAAGAAGGTTATTGTTCTCTCCAAAGGAGCAACAGCACCTGCTGCAAGTCCAGCATCAACTCCTACTCCAGTAGTAGGCAAGACTTTTAGTGGTGGTGGTTACAAAGAGAAAGTGTTTCCTATCCCCCCGTTGCATGGTGATCGTGCCATTGTTCGTCAGAACGCATTGGCTCGTGCTACCGATATTTACATTGCAGCACGTGGTGGTAAGCCTTTTGAATTAGAATTGTCTACTCTGGATCTGGTTATTCAATTTGCTCGTAAGTTTGAGGCTTACACTGCAGGTGATCTTGACCTAGAGTCTGCTACTAACGAAGTCGCAAACGAAGTTGAATCGGACATTTCAACTTTGTTCTAAGTATCCCTACGCAGTTGCCGCTATGTAGGTTTTTGTAGAAGCTGTTAAGCCAGCATTCGAGGATGTCAACACAGGGAATTTTCTGGCTTTCTGCCCTGTCTAGTTGAAGACCAAATCGAGGCTTCTACTCTTTTTTGTTCCACGTGAAACACAAGATAGAAAGATAGTTATGAGAGCATTAGTCGATGGTGACATCGTAGTGTACCGAGCTGCTGCCTCTGCTGAAGAAGATGAAGCTTGGATAGCTCAATCAAGAGCTGACCAAATGATGCAAGACATTCTTGCAGATACCAAAGCTAATTCTTACAACGTTTACCTTACAGGTAGTGGTAATTTCCGCAGGGAGATTGCTCCTAGCTACAAGGCTAACAGACCAGACAGCAGACCTAAGCACTGGGAAGCAGTACGAGAGTTCCTAGTAACACAACACAAAGCATTTATTTGCAACGGCTATGAAGCAGACGATGAGATGGGTATCCAGCAGGATAAGATCAATCTCTCAACAGTCATCTGCAGCATAGACAAAGACTTACTCCAGATCCCAGGACGCCACTACAACTTTGTTAAGAAGTTGCACAGTGTTGTTGTCCCTGAGAAAGGACTAAAGTTTTTGTATATACAGAGTCTCGTAGGTGACAGGAGCGATAACATCATCGGGGTAGCTGGCATTGGCCCAGTAAAAGCAGAGCAAGCTTTAGCAGAGCTTCGCACTGAGGAAGAGTGGTACAACAAGTGCCGTGAACTCTATAACGATGACGAACGCTTTCACCTCAACATGAAGCTACTCTACATCTGGCAGAAGCCCAACGACAGTTGGGAACCACCACACCTAAGAGCAGCACCAACAACCGACTCGCCCCAAAGCGAGGAGGCAACACAAGAGGAGGAACAGCAATGACAACAGACATCAACATGCAGCACATGACTATGAAAGAGTATGTTGCTGTAGCTATGCTTTCAGAGCTAGCTAATGCAGAATCAACCCGTAAAGCAATAGCACGACGAGATACAACCTCTCACGAAGTTGTTAGCGTATGCTTTGCTTGGGCAGAAGTATTTATGGAAGTAAGAGAAGAGCGTAATGCCAAGACCAAAAAAACATAACCCTTCAGCGTACCGCAGTGGCTTAGAACAACGTTTTCAAACCGCTTGCGAAGCAAAAGGGTGGAGCCTTGCCTACGAACAAGACAAGATCAAGTACGTAATACCGGCAAGTAACCACACATACACACCAGACTTCACTGTTACTAATAACGTCTACATAGAAACCAAAGGTCTATGGACAGGAGCTGACAGGAAGAAAGCTGTGCTGTTAAAGCAGCAGCACCCAGAGGTAACTATCCTCTACGTGTTGCAGCGTAACCAGGGGCTATCTAAGAAGAGTAAGACATCTTATTTAGATTGGGCAGCTAAGAATGGTCTTGATGCTTGTGTGTTCTCTAACACCGAGCATTGGATGGAATTTATTCAGAGGTATATATGATTGAATTTACTTTGCTAGAAGTAGTGTTATTAGTAGCACTAGCAGTGTTTGTATATTTGTACTTCACTCTAAGTACTAAATACATAGCTTACAGGAACACAACAGCAATCATGTTGTTGGGTATCCATAGAGGTCAACTTAAAACAGTTGAAGACGACGACACCATAACGATTAAACCTGTATGAAGATTTCAGCAGAAGCAGCAACCAAAAACAACAAGCTCATCAATGCTATGCAAAAGAAGTGGGCTAAAGAGGAGCAGGAGAAACAGATCCAAAAGGTTCTGCAAACAACTGCTAAAGATTACAACCTAGACATTGTATTTTTCTATGAGAGAGTAGATAAAAATGAACACACGAATGCTTAAACACGTAAGAGAATTGTTTAACACTTCCTATGTATCAAACCAAACCAATAGGCACAACCAACGTCAGTGGGTTAGGTCTGTCAAGTTCCTTGGTGACAAGTGGCTGTTAGCTTCTCATGTACAACGTAAGGGGAACACATGACAACACTAACTCAAGCCAGCCTTGAAGCTACGCTGACTGAAATTCAAAAATTAATGGTTGAAAGAGGGGAAGCCATAACGATCAAACCGACCAAGTTCATTTACCGCCCATCCGATTTGGTTGAGCTAGGGTTTACAGTGGACGACGCAATCAGACTTATAGAGGAGAAGAACACATAATGCCAGCTATCACTAGGAGGCTACGAGCTTACCTCCAAGAATTTACAGGGGGTATGTCAGTCAAGACCATTGCTGGAGACTTAGACCTCAAACCTAAGTCAGTAGCAACAACAATAAATCGTATGCCTGATACTTATATTGTTAGCTGGACACGTATTAACAACCGTTGGATACGTCTATGGGCTATAGTAACACCCCCACCAGATGCGCCTATGCCCTCCAGAGTGGATGCAAATGAAACACGAGCTAGGAAGAGATAGTTAACTTTTATTAATCAACACTTTAAGGACTGAAATGAATATCGCTGACTCTATGCCACAAAAGAGTTTTCAACGTACAGACTTTACCCTTTGGCAAAGGGAGAATTTAGAACAGTTTGCTATTGAAGCTTACGAAAAGATCCAAGATTTAGAACAACTTCTTAAGTCGGTTCACCGAGCTTGGCAACAAGAAGTAGCTACCAAAGCAACTCACTGAGTACTAAGGTATCAAACTCATCCTGTGTGATGTTCTTAGGAACATCTACACCAACAAGAGCCTTCTGTATGTCTTCATACAGGAGGCTTGTTGCTTTATGGGCGTTGATGATGTCGTTATCAGCAACCCCATCTCCAGGGGCTATAACGTGGTTATAACCTATGCAAAGTTGACTCTTGGTGTTCTTGTAAGGTCTAGCTCTAAACCCCAGAGTGTCTTTAACAAACTGCAGGGCTTCATCAGAGATTTGCATATTAATTCAACAGAAGAATGTTGTTAGGTGTGTAATCAGTAATCAACCAATTAGTGCCGTTAGATACAAGTGTACATCTATCACCGGCTATAGCGTTAAGGATAGCCGTACCTGCGCTACCACCGCTAATAGAAACAACGTTACTAGAAGCAGACACAACAGTGTAAGCTTGATAGTTCTGAACATTTAATTGTCTACCTGAATAACTCGATGCTGTGGGCAGTGTGAGTGTACACGTACCAGCGTAGTTGTTGATAAGCCATAGGTCTGTTGTACCAACACTGTACGTACTAGCAGAGATGGTAACAGGTGTGGATACAGCTTGTTTGTTATTAAATGTATTCCAGTCTGTAGAAGACAAATACCCGTTAGTGCTAGTAGTAGCTTGGGAAATAACCAAGTGGCTACCAGATGTCCCAGATCCAGACAGAGGAGCATCAGCAGTAACAGCAGTCAAATAAGAACCAGCAGGTTGCTTATTATTAAAAGTGTTCCAATCGGTACTGCTTAAGTAACCATTAGTAGATGTTGTAGCTTGACCAATACTTAATGTACCAGCAGAGTAGGCTAGAGGGCTACTAATAGTTGCAGCAGCTAAAGCTGTACCATTGCCATACAACAAGCCAGTAATACTGGTAGACAACGTTAATGATGGAGTAGCTCCACCACTAGAAGTACCAGCAAACCCATTACTAGAAGCTACAGATATAGACGTAACATACGTACCTGCGGGCTGCTTATTGTTAAAGGTTGTCCAATCAGTTGAGGTCAAGTAACCATTAGTGCTGCCATTAGCTGCAGCCATACTGATAGCAGGGGTTGTGCCGCCTGACGATACAACAGGGGCAGTACCCGTTACAGCGGTAACAGTACCTTGTGGATTAGCTGCTGTAGTGATACTAGTAACACGACCATAAGTATCAATAGTAATAACAGGAACTAACGTCGATGATCCAGTAGTACCTGGAGTAGCAATCCCACTAGCTAAATCAATTGCAGGAGTTGTTCCACCTGAAGAAGTAATACGTCCAGATGTACCGCTAACGGAAGTGACGTATGTACCTGCTGGTTGTTTGTTGTTAAACGTATTCCAATCCGTGCTACTTAGATAACCATTGGTACTGGTTGTAGCTTGGGATATAGAAATCGTTGGGGTTGTACCACCACTACTAGCAATAGGAGCTGTAGCTGCAACAGAAGTAACAGGAGCTGTACCACTAGATGCTGCAGTCAATCGACCTTGAGCATCAACAGTAAACGAACCATAAGTATAGCTACCAGCACTGACAGTTGTATTGGCTAGAGCAATTGTTACTGCAGATGAGCCGATATAAGAGGAACCAGAAAGTCCAGTACCAATAGTAAGGGCGTAGGGATTCGCGGCAGTAATCGATCCACTAGCACCCAGAGCAATGCTAGTACCATTGACCGTAATACTAGAGTACGTAAGCTGACTGTTTGATATGCCACTTAGGGTTCCCCCTAATGTTAATGACCCAGTAGTTGTAACTGTACCAGTCAACGTAATACCATTGACAGTACCAGTACCACTAACAGATGTAACCGTACCAGTACCGTAAGGTAAAGAAGGTAAATCAGAAGCAACTAAAGCTCTAAATGTAGGAGTAGCAGCACTACCAGTTGCAGGGCCAGCAAACACCAAAGCAGCAGCCTGGGTGTTAAAAGTACCAGTAAGAGTACCGCTACTAGTAACAGGAGAGCCACTAACACTAAAGATAGATGGCAGTGACAGACCAACGCTAGTGACAGTACCAGTGGCAGCAGCAGACCAAACAGGAGCAGCACTACCTCTAGATGTCAGTACTTGTCCAGAAGTACCGACGTTTGTGAAAGCGTAAGCACCACCATTACCATAAGCTACAGCACCAGCTCTAGGTATAGCAAACCCATTAGTACCACCGTACTCAACATCAAGGGGAGCACCTAGCTTTAAGCTAGTAAAAGACCCCGTAGAGGGGGTCTTAGATCCAATAGCTGTGTTGTCAATAGTCCCACCAGTAATGTCTACTCCGTTAGAGTTCTGAGTAGACAGCGATCCATAGACTCGGTTACTAAGTCTTTGGAACCAATCTCTCCACTGAAAGTTTTCCCCAATGGGAGACTGTGGTATGGGGGTGTTAGGGTTAGCCATGATTACTTGTACTTAACGTCTTTGCAGTAGCCGTTCTTTTGCAGTTCAGGCAACATCTTCTCAAGCTTCTCACCAATGTCGTCTCGTACCATAGGAGAGTTGATCATGTGGATCTTCTTCTTGAACGTATCGTATGCTTTGCACTTAGCATCATCAACAGTCTTGCCGACACCAGAGACAGTCAACACATAAGAACCAGCAGTCACCAAGCAAGGCTCGGTGTTTTTACCGTCTTTACCAGGACTAAAACCCATCTTAACTTCTGACAGGTGGATGTTCTTAGTAGCATCTTCCATAGTCAAGTCAAAGATAGGATACCCAGTGTTCTCCTTCTTCTTAACGTTGCTATAGGGATAATCAGGTTGAGATACAACAATACCGCAAGCAATGTCTTCTTTAACCTTAAGAGTATCTCTACCATCAAGAGAGTCAAGCATCCACTGCACAGGATCACCAATGTGAAGAGCTTGTTGGATCTGGAACAGAGGCCAACCAGGACGAGTAGTAAACTCTAGAGGCCAGGGATTACCCTTATTATCAATGATACAGTTGACATCAATGTAGCCAGAGTAACCAATGCCGTGAAGAAAGTCTTCAAGGGGTTTAAGAAC